TATGGCATCAACTGAGACAGGCACTGGTATGACTGCTGCTGGCTCCGCAACTATAAGAGCTTATGTTGAGATTGGTCCCACTATTCAAACTTATGGATATGGTTGGGGCACAGGAACTTGGGGTGGAAATGTTTCAGGTGCTCAAACAACTACACTTAATGGTGCATTGTTAAATGATACAAATGGTACAGGAGGCTCTGGAACAAGTATTACACTAACAAGTGCAACAGGTTTCTCCGGTACAGGTGGCACAATTTTAGTAGACCAAGAAATAATTACATACACAGGTGTAAGTTCAAATGATCTTACTGGTATTACAAGAGGTGCACAAGGTACTTCAACAGCTGCACATAGTGATGGATCAGCTGTCACAGAGATAACAAACTTTATAGGTTGGGGACAACAAACAACAACTTCATCAGTTATTCTAGACCCAGGTAACTGGTCTTTAGATAATTTTGGTGCAATACTAACTGCAACAATTAGAAATGGAAAAACATTTACTTGGGATCCAAGAGTAAGTAATCCATTAAATAATAGATGCACAGAGATGGCAAGTGCTCCAACAAAATCTGTATCAACAATTGTATCTGATAGAGATAGACATTTTATACATTTTGGAACTGAAACAACGGTAGGTGATAATACTACACAAGATCCAATGTTTATTAGATTTAGTGATCAAGAAAATTTTAACTTATATGCACCAAATGCTACCAATACTGCAGGAACATTTAGACTGGACACCGGAAACACAATTGTTGCAGCTGTAAATGGTAAAGATTATGTTTTAATTTTGACTGACCAAGCAGCTTATACAATGCAATTTGTTGGTCCACCTTTTACTTTTTCTATCAGACAAGTTGGTACTAATTGTGGATGTATTGGCCCACACGCAGCAGTGTACGCAGATGGTAAAGTATTTTGGATGGGTAATTCAGGTGGCTTCTTTGTGTTTGATGGTACAGTAAAACTACTGCCATCACTTGTAGAGGACTTTGTATTTACGACTGATGGTGACAATCTTGGAATTAATTATGCATCTAATCAAATTGTATTTGGTGCGCATAACTCTTTGTATAACGAGATACTATGGTTTTATCCAAAAGGGACACCGACCACCGGACCATCAGTGCAGGTAGATAGGTCTGTAACTTATAATTATGTTGAAAATACTTGGTCTACAATGTCATTAGCTAGAACAACTTATGCTGACTCTGTAACTTATGCGAATCCATATGCAACAGAATATGATGCTACAACGACACCACAATTTCCAGTAATACAAGGTGTAACAAATAAGTTTGGTGCCACGACTTATTTTGAACATGAGACAGGATTGAATAAAATTAATCTGAATGGTACAGAAGAACCTATTAGTTGTTTTGTACAATCAGGTGATTTTGACCTACCAGTAGAAGGTGATGGTCAGTTTCTCCTAAATATAAGAAGATTCCTACCAGATTTTAAAAATCTGGTAATGTATCTATTACACTTGGAACAAAAGACTTTCCAATTGCAGGAAATACAACGACTGTTTCGTTTGTGGTTAATTCTGCTACATCAAAAATAGACACAAGAGTAAGAGGAAGACTAGCAAATATTAAAATTGAAAACTCTGCATTAAATGATAACTGGAGATTTGGAACTTTTAGAGCAGATGTATCACAGGATGGTATGAGATAATGAACGAAGAAGCACTCTTTCAAGAGTATAGCACCAACAGAGCCTTACAAGCGAGATATCCAGATTTTGCTACTTATAGAGATTTTGTAATGAGTCAGATGCCAGCTCAAGCAAATGAAAGTGGTGGTTTACCTTTGGTATTAAATAATGCTTCATCTAGTATGGGATCTATTAAAGATATTGGTAAAAATCTAATCATGAATAAACTTAGCTCTAAGATGGGATTAGGTTTTAGTCCTATTGGTATTGGGTCAATGATGTTAGGTGGTCTACGAAATTTAAATGACAGAATACGATCAAGTGATTTTGGACAAGCAACATCTTTAGCAGATTATTTAGATATGCAAAGATATGGTGGTGCACAAGGTAGAAGAGATGCCGCTGCTAGATCTATGGCACAAGCAAGAGGTTTACAAAAACAAATGGCACAAAGACCATCAGCTCAAGTTTCAGCACAAGACGCAGCTAGAGGAGGCGGTGGAGGTCGTGATCACGATGGTGGTGCTTCTGCAGCAGCTCAATCCGATGCGGCAGCTGGAATGGGAGGATACTAATGGCTAAAATTACAGTCTACATACCTGAACCTAAAGAAAAATATGAGTCTGAAAATCAAAGACAAATCATTCAATCTTTAGATACAGTTAAGACGCAATTAAACACATCTTATCAAGAGGATTTGAAAAACGAAGAACAAGCATTTAATTTTTTTATATCATGACAATACAATACAAAAACGCAGGTTTTGCACTAGACACCACAAGTGTAAAAACTTTATTTACATGTCCAACAAGTGGTGTGGCTATTGTTAAAAGTGTGTTGATTGCAAATGATCATAGTTCTGATGTTGCAGTCAAAGCTGCAATCAACGATGGCACGACATTTCAATTTTATCAAAAAACAATGACATCAGATAGTTCTGATAATGCAGTTAGTGGTGTTTTAAATTTAGAGGCAGGTGATTCAATTACAGCAGAAGCAAGTGTTAGTAATGTTGTTACTGGTGTAATTAATTATGCTTTAATAGATAGATCTCAAGAAAATGGCTAGACAAAAATTTGTACACTTTGTACCAAGGCCAAAACCAAAAAAGAGGCCGCGAAGACACAAAAAAAGTCTTTCAAAGTCAGAGAAAAGAGATTATAAACCTTACAATAGACAAGGACGTTAAATGGCTGATCACGAAAATTTTAAAATTATAGATGGTAAAAAAGTTCCTGTATACAAAGCAAAGGTTGTAGAAACAATTAAGAACAAAAGGACAGGAAAAACATATGATAACAAAGCTCATTTTGATGCTGATGTTGCTGATACCACTACTGACACTACTGTGGATGATCTACAACAAGACGTAGCTATTGAGGTTGCATCTCTCCAGGTATTTGGTAAAACCAAATAATGAATCCAATAGGTGGTACAGAGTTACAATATAAATTATTAGAAAAATATATAGATTCAAAACTTCTAGACAACTTTCAAATAACTACTTCAGTTCCAGAAAAAATTCCCCTAGCAAAAGATAAAATAAATATTCTTTGGCAACAAAATTCATATGATCAACCAAACCTTGCAGGTTGGTTTAAGGATAAAGATAACCACAAAAAGTATGATTGGTATGTATTTAACTCTCATTGGTGTTATGAAAAATTTAGAATGGTATACAAAGTGCCAACAGAAAAATGCACGGTGATAAAAAACGCAATAGAAAATTTTCCGAAAAGAAAAACATTTAAAAAGGGTGACCCAATCAAAATGATATTTCATCCAACTCCATGGCGAGGTTTGAATGTTATACTTGGTGCTATGCAATTGTTAAAGAATGACAACATCACCCTTGATGTGTTTTCATCCACAAAAATTTATGGCGATCAGTTCATGGATGCAAACGATGATCAATACAAATCTTTATATGCTCAAGCAGCACAACTTAAAAATGTTAATTATAGAGGTTGGCATAGTAATGATTACATATGTGAACACATAACAGACTATCAAATATTTCCATATAGTAATAACTGGGAAGAAACATCTTGTATATCAGCCATTGAAGCCTTAGGTGCAGGACTACATATGATTACCACAAACTATGGTGCTTTATTTGAAACTTGTTCTGAGTGGCCTGTATATGTTCAATATGACACAAACTATAAAAATATGTCTGAGTGTTTTGCATATGCAATTGATTCAGTGGTTGATTATTTACATCATGATAGATGCCAAGAACATTTACAGATGCAACAAGATTTTTATAAAAAGTTTTATTCTTGGAATAAAAGAAAGATGGAGTGGACTAATTTTTTAGAAGGAGTTTTAAATGCAAAATCATGAGCCTATTTGGTTTAACAAAAAAGAAAAATCTGATGATGTAAAATATTCTGTGTTTGTTGGCACACCTTGTCATTCTGATGTATCCATACATTACACTCAGTCAGCTTTAGAATTACAAAAATATTGTTGGCATAATAAAATTAACTTGATGTTTCAATTGTTCAAGTCTTCACTTGTCACACAAGGTAGAAATCTATGTGTCTCTGCTTTTTTACAAACTAAATGTACACACTTATTATTTATAGATTCGGACATAGCATTTAAACCACATAGTCTACAGCATCTATTAGATGCTGATAAAGATGTAATATCTGTGCCCTACCCCTTAAAAGATATGTGTTGGGATAAAGGATATGAAACTATTCAACAGGGCAGAATAAAATCTGTTGAGGATTTAAAGACAAAAGCCTTTTATAGGTTTCCCATGCGTGTCCCTGATGCCAGTGATATCAAGGTTGATAACCATGTTATTGAAGTAACTCACTCACCTACTGGATTTATGCTAATTAAAAGAGAGGTGTTTGACAAAATGAAAAAGCATTATCCAGAAAAAGAGATATACCAAGATACCTTAATTAACGGCAAATTACAGAAAACAAAGGAGATGTGGAACTTTTTTGACACCTTGCATAACCCAGAAGATAAGACCTATTTAGGTGAGGATTTTGCTTTTTGTAAGATATGGAAAGAAGCAGGTGGTAAATGTTATGCCTATGTGAACGATGAGATTAGCCATGTTGGAGAACATACCTATACAGGTAGGTTTGGCGATGAGTTGATAAAGGACAAGTAAAATGGTAGAATTAGCCTTTTAGATCTAAAGGAGAAAATATTTAAATGTTACAATTCTTACCCTATGCATTAGCAGCCTATGGAGGTTATCGAGGTTACAGAGATTCAAAAGATCAGGGTATAAGCGGGATAAATAGATTATTAAATACAGCTGCAGGTGCAACTATAGGTTATAATTTAGGGACAGCTGTACCAGGTGTTAAAGCGTCAATAGGAACTCAAGGTGGTTTTGTTCCATTCTCACAATTACCAGGTATTAGATCTATTCCTATGATTGGTGCTGGCACTACTCAGCAGACAGCATTACAAAAAAGTGCGATGTTTCCAGGTGAAGATGCATTAGCAAAAGATACCATAAAAAGTTTAACTGCGGATAAAGAGAAAAGATCACTGACAGATTTATTATTAAGAAAAAAAGATGGTGGTTATGATCCTTTGAAAATTTCTGCATTAGCAGCTGGTATACCTTTAGCGATGGGTGCTTTCGATCAAGGGCCAACGGACATTTATCAGCCAACTTACAATGTTGGTTACGCAGACTTTGCAGAACAAAGACCTGGATACACATATATAGATCCACAAACAGGACAAGAAAAACAATATGAAAAAATTTATATACCTGAGGCAGATCCAAAAAATCAAGGTGATTTCAGGGTAGGTCCTTTTGCTATGGATAAAACAAGATTAAGAACTGGTGGATTAGCAGAGATTAAAAAATTTAATCAAGGTGGTATAAATTATTTACCATCAAAACTTGAACATGATGAAAACGATGCAAATAATTATGTGCGTGCACATGGTTATATAGAGGACGGATCAGGTGCAGGTGATAAGGACGAGGATACAATGTTAGCTCAATTAGCAGACGGAGAGTTTGTAACAAGGGCAGATGGAGTATTAGGTGCTGGAATCATAGCTGGAGCAAACCCAAACAGCATGAAAGACATGAGAGAAAAAGGTGCCAAATACTTCTACGAACAACAAGCACGATACAAACGTGTGTTTGATTTATTGAAGGAGAAAAATGGCGACAGCACAAAAACGAATTAAACCATTAGTAAACGTTCTTCCAATTGAACCAAAAGATATTGATAGATTTTGGCCTTTAATGGAGTTCATGATTGCTGAAGCGTTAGTTTTTTCAGGTAAGTATGCAGATCCAGAATGGTTTTTTAGAGAACTTAAAAAAGATGTAATGCAATGTTGGATTATGTTTGGTTCAGATGAACAAGAAGAAAACAAAGTTTTTGGTGTTTGTGTTGGAAGAATAGCAGAGTTACCAAATTATACACAATATGAAATAATTATATGTACTGGTAAAAGAAGAGAGTTATGGGAGGATAATTTAGTAAATGAAGTAACCAATTTTGCAAAACACAATAAGTGTAAAAGAATGAGTATAATGGCTAGACCTGGTTGGGAAAAAATTTCTAAAAAATGGGGCTGGCAAAAGAAACACGTACAACTAGAGAAATGGATATAATATGAGTTTTTTTGGAGGAGGATCATCAAGGGCACCATCGCCACCGGCATCACAAACTTCTATAGTTAGAGAGGCACCTGGTATAGAGGAACGTAAAATAGAATTGATGGACATTGCGAGACAGATCGCGCAAAAACCAATTGATCTACCAGATATACAAGCAGCAGGGCCAAGTGCTTTAGAACAATTAGGATTTCAAAAAGCAGCAACAACAGGTGTAGGTGCGGGTACTGTTCAACAAGGGATACAACAAATACAACAAGCAGCAGCTCCTATTGGTGCACAACAGATTCAACAATATTTAAATCCTTACCAATCATACGTAACTGATGAAATTGCAAGACAATCGCAAATGATGCAAAATCAATTGGGTGCACAAGCGATTAGATCAGGAGCATTTGGTGGTGGTAGAGAAGGTGTTCAACAAGCAGAATTACAAGGTAGAGCTTTGTCAGCAATGGGTCAAGCTCAGGCACAAGGTTTCAATACTGCATTAGGTGCAGCACAAAGACAACAACAAGTTGGATTAGCAGCAGGTCAACAACTTGGTGCTTTAGGAGCAGGTCAACAACAAATGGCGTTGTCAGATCTACAACAACTTTTTAGTGCGGGTGGGGTGCAAAGACAATTAGCACAACAAGCATTAGATGCACAAAGAGCAACCACGTTACAACAACAATATGAGCCTTATCAAAGAGCAGAATTCTTAGCTAACCTTTATGCTGCTGGACCTAAAACACAATCAGGTGTTACTATGGGTACACAACCAACAACAAGTCCATTGGCACAAGCGGTGGGAACAGGTATAGGAGCATTCGCAGCTTACACAGGCGCAAACACATAAGGAGAAACATGTCTTTAAATAAAGTATTGAACAGACCAATGTTTCGCCAGAAAGCTTTAAAAAAAGGTGATCTTAAACCTGTGCATGCGCAGATGGGAACTATGGTTGGGAGTCCAGGTCCTACAATTACAGGTGTTGTAAATCCTAACAGACTACCGAGTACAGTGGTAAAGCCACAAGGTTTTTTTCAAAAATTAGGATCTGAGTTTAGAACTTCAAGACAAGGCATACAACAAATTATGAATCCAAAAAGCCCTCAGTTTACTGCAAAAGGAACTTTTGGATCTGGTAGATTACTACCTGGTTTGTTAGGTGTTGAAGGTGTTTATTCAGTTGTCGATCCAGTTGTTGGACAATATATGAAACCAGGTATAGCAAGAGATCTTGTATCATATGGTATTTCTGGTGCAGCAACCTTAAATCCTTATGTAAGAGCAGCAGGACTTGCTAAATTTGGATATGATACACTAGATAAATATGCATTTAAGCCACTTGCTGCAGGTGTAAAAGCTTATAGGTCAACACCTGTAAGTGAAAGAAAAGTGTTACCAGATGTTTCGGGAGAAGCTAGTATAGGTAATTTTCCAGAGCCAGCTACTAATGAAGAAATAAAAGAAGAAGTAAAAGTGACTTCAAAAGCAAAACCAGGATCTGGTAGACCAGGTTTTTCAGATAGACTTACAGAACAAGATAATGAGTCAGATGTTGTTAAAGGGAATGTAGACATAAATAAAGTTGTAAAAAATAATGACCCTAATCAATCACCAGTCACAATAGGTGCTGAAGATACAGTTGCAGAAAAAGGTTTTAAAGAAAAACCCAAAACGGACACTGAAACAAAAGTTACAGATAATAAAGCAAATGCAAATCTTGTTAAATCTGATTCTAATCAATTAGATAAAAAAACTGCAGGTGAAATAAAAGCAGGAGATGGCACAGAGGTAAATTCAGAAGTAATTGAACTCGCGAGAAAATATAGAAAAGAATTAATGGCGGGTCAGGGGTCACAAGCTAAAACAGTATTTCTTGCCAACCTTGCATCAGGATTATTGTCAGGAACAACAACCAAAGGTGGCATAGGTGGTGCATTAGAAGTATTTGGTAAAGCTCTTGGACCTGCAGTAAATAATTATGCAACAGTCAAACTTAAAGAAAATGAAATGGAAAATGAGTTTATGAGTGATGCACTGGAATTAGCACAAGATGAAATTGCAGCACAAAACGATTTAGTTGAGGGTACTTCAGGTTTAGATTTTGAAAGTTATGGATACATTCAATTTAGAGATAGAGATGGAAATGCTGTTAATAGACAAGGTGGAAGATTAAAAGATGGAACTT